GCCTTCACCCTGAACTTGACTTGATTCTTCCAATGTTAGAAACCATGACTGGTTTCACTGACCTAGGAGTATCATATTCAGTGGACGGCACTAGGGCTTCTGGTGACGCACACACGTCAATTGCTAACGGTTTCTTAAATCGTTTTATCATCTGGTCATGTCTCCGTAGGCAAGATCCCAAGACGTGGTCATCCTTTCACGAAGGTGACGACGGCTTCATCAACTGTGACGTTGATGTCCTCGATGATGTTGTTGCAAACTTAAACTTTGCTCAGTTCCTAGGATTTAAACTCAAGGTAGTAGTTCCCCCGATCCCAGAAGTCGCAAACTTCTGCGGGAGATCTATCTGTTCAGGTTGTCACAGAGAGTTTTGTGACTTGCCAAGATCTTTTTCAAAGTTCCACATTACTGTCAAACAGGGTGACTTGCGTTGCCTAGCTTTGGCCAAAGCTTATTCTTACCTCTCAACTGATCCACATACCCCAATGGTTTCAGTTTTGTGTCAAGCTCTCATTAATCATCTCCAGCCCTTACTCTCATCAGGTAAGCAAAGAAAGGTTAATAAACAGTTTCGACGTTATGAAATCGCCAAGATCATCGCAGGTAAGAAGACCAGGAGTCTTCCAATTCTCCCCTGTTGCCGGGCAGCTGTCAGTCTACAAACTGGTTGGTCGCCTAGCCTTCAGGTCGCTTTTGAGAACCAAGTTTCTCAGTGGGCTAACGGTGTTACATACATAGACCCCATCGCCGTTGACGATTACCAAGTCGATGGCAATGGTGCTGTGTTCTACTAAGCGTAATCCCGATTTGGTCTCCGGGTAGTATTGCCAGACCGCTGTCATGATCGTCTAGATTTAAAATAGAAAACAATGACAGGTAACAACCGTAATACTCAAGCAGGCAAGAAAGGCCATGCCAAGAGACAAAACAAGAAAAAGAAGAACAGCAACCAGAACAAGCAGACAATTGGCAGCATGCAACCAAGGCAAATTAAGACCGGGGTTTCTATGTCAAGACAGGTCAATAATCGTGACACAATTCTCAGGGGCAGTGATTTCATTACCTCCTTCAAATTGGCACACGACACTGATAGCCGAGTCCTCGTTGACGAGTTAGTATCTCCATCTGCCATGAGACAGACTAGATTATTTTACTTAGCCAACTTGTGGGAAATGTATCGCTTCACCAAGTTCTCGGTGAGGTATGTCCCAGCACTACCTGACTCCGTTGGAGGCCAGATCGCTGCATACATTGATACTGACCCTACTGACGTTGTCACTGAAGAAGGGGAGGACCTCATTAGGGCCACCAATTCTCA